GTTGCCCTATACCGTTTGTTGACGCAGTATGCTCTGCGACCGAATCTTCAACGGCGTTTTGATACAATCAGTCCCCTACGGGCGGCACTGGCTTACCGGGATGGTAAGTGACCTACGGGTAGAGGATCAGAAAGCTTGCGGGGATGAGGCTGTAACATAATTGCTGAGAGCGGTTGAAATACCTGGTGTGCTGACCTGCAGCCTTGTATCAGGTGAAAGAGACAGACTTCCCGTCTGCAGAAAATAAAGGGAACGGATGGACACCATTTGTCAAACCAGTCGATAGGGGGACTATAACCCTGAACTCAACCAATTATCATAGCATGGTGACAATTAAGAGTATAAAAGAAGAACAACATGCTGTCCTTTCAGATGTTTTGCTATACGACTCTGTCCTCGGGGCCTACGCTCCGCAAGTGGAGAGTTGGCGTAATGTAGCTGCGATAGCGGCTAGACCATGCCCGCCACCGAGAGTGGCTGGGGCGACCCCCTTGGAAAGCAGAGGTACATCTGATTGGTTAACGTCTCACGTCGAAGACGTAACTTATGTCGACATGCAGTATTCAGCTGCCGTAAAGAACAAATTAAATGAAAGCTACGTTTTGGAAGGTATCGTAGAACCTGATGCCGTTTCAAACGACAATGTCAAGGCCCTCAAAGCTAACCCGTATACGGTGCTTCACGATGAGGGTGATGGACAATGTCGTCTCGGCGAGCGGTTACGCGCTCGTGCAAAGAAATTATTGAAATGGTACGAGGAGTTGGGTATGCCTCGTTTAGCCAAAGATATACCCCAGCGAATTAAATGCGGAGAGCTTCGTAGCGCCGTAAGACAATGCTTCGTCGAGAAGCTTAGCCCTATCGACGAACTGAGCTTTAAAACAATTCAGAAACTTGAAAAATCTTGTTGCAAAGAATGTGAACCTCGCTTCTTGGAAAAGCTCAGCCAGTGGAAAGAAGCACGATTCCGACCAGTCGCTGTCGATGTTGAGCATTTGAGCCGCTTCAAGAGGGCCCTTAGGCAAAACATTGAGAAGGGATGGGATCGACAACGTGCTCCTTTTATTCCGAACGGAAATGCTACCCGGCAATACCGTAGGAAGGAAGGAGGTAATTGGAATGTGGAAGAATTTAGCGGTGAATGCCGCTACGAGTTGGTGTTTTCTTCGGGTAAACCAAGAGTAGTTACGTTATACTCTTCCGAAAATACACGCCGGCTCGCTCCATTGCATTACTCTTTATACGACATGTTGAAAAGGCGAGGGTGGCTGTTGGTAGGTGAACCGACCGACCAGCACGTTTCACGCCTCACAGGCGCTGCGTTTTTGAGTTTTGATTATACTTCCGCAACTGATAATATCAAGAGGGAGTACATTAAGGTAGCAGTTGAGGTCTGGGAGGACCAGGCGGACCATCTTTCCGAAGAGGAGATCCAGGCACTACGGGTGCTATCGAATCTGGGGATTGATGGCAGGGAGACAGTTT